AATTCAAGTCGGGGCCATTCAACATTGAAGCGCAAGCCAAATCGCAAGCAAGCCTTGGCGCCAAATCCGGATTTATAAAGTTGATTGTCAGGCTGAACGTCGAAACGTCGTCAGTAATTGAGATTTCAAGGCCCAAGGCTTCGGCAACGTCAATGTAACCTTCTGTGCTATTGGCGCCGATTCCGTGAAGCTTGGCGACGGCTGCCGCAACTTTATCTTGGGTTGTAATTCCAAATCCTTCCAAGCAATTATTCAGAGTATCCGAAAACGTTTCATTTGCCCAATTGTTCGCAAGCTCGGTTGAAGTCGAAGCGAACATTTCCAATATCATATCCAAAACGCGGCAATGAAAGTCGCTAAATACCTTACCGAATGAATTGAAAAGCTTGTAAAGGTTGGATTCCGGAATGTATTTTGCGGCAAAAGTGCCATAACTGCCGAAATACTCCGGTTCAGAAGGCAGAACCCGCGCAATCAAGTTCCGGTATTCGTTGGTAAAGTCGCATTCTTCTTCGCCGGTAAATTGGGTAACATGCGCTTGAATTGAGCCTTCAGCCGCCACAAATAGGGCATCAAGGCCGAATTTGTTCATTTCGAATACGTCATTGGGCAAGATTACGTTGCCAACGGTCGGGGAAATGGTCGCGCTTGGGTCCGCCGCAAATCGGGCAATAACCCTTAGTTCGGGCCGTTCATAGAATGAAATTTTGACGGTCTGAACGCCCTTAACGAAGGAAACGCCCATATCCTCAAGAGTCCTTGGGGTTTGGTCGATTGTGATCCGTTGGCCGGTCTTTGGAATTGGAATATCACAAATAAGGGACATTTTAAGAGAACGTTACAGTTCCAAGCGTAATAATATGGTCGACTGAAGCGGGGACCATTGGGCCGGTTGGGTCCGAAATTGTGCTGTCCTCTTCTCCAATAGTATTCGAAACGGCTTGGGTTAGCTTTGAAAGTGGAATTGTCTTGTCTGGCGCTGCTTCGCGCAAAATCATATCTTGAATCGAATTCGTAACGTCCGCCCGCAATTCGGGGGTATCCGGTGTAATTGACAAGGTAACGTCTGTCGGCTGTGCTACTGGCGCGGAAACGAAAATGTCGACCTGTGCGGGCGCCAGTTCTTCAAGAAACGCCTTTAGGGCGGTTTCGTCTGCCGGTTGGGGTATGCCGTCGGGGTATTTGTTGTCCATCATAAAACGGACGCGGACCGTTCCAAGCCCGTCTTCTTTAGGGAATACAAAAGCGCGGGTTACTTCGGGGAATGCCAAAGCCCAATTGACGTAATCTTGGGGCGCCCCGCATTGGTTGGGGCCGCGCTTCTTGAGTAAAAGTCTTTGTCTGTATGGTTCGTCGGCTTCCAAGTCGGCGCCACCATCCAAACCGCCAGAATCAACGGTTGCTTCGGTATTCATTCCAACGGGCGCCGTTACAAAATTAAGCGTCGCGCCTGAATCCTGATTGGAGTCTAAGCCAAAAATAAGCGAACGAACGGTTACGGTTACATTTCCGCCGGACACAACGCCGCCGGTTGTGACTTCATATTGGATATTTGAGCCGTCGACGGTAACTAGACGGTCGCCAACTGATACAACGGAAGCGTCTACGCCCGTGCAAACAACGTCGCCAGTCGCCCCAAGTGCCGGTTTTCGGCTCAATCCTATATCGTTGCCGTGTAAATCAAGGAATTCAGGCGGGCAAAGCGCCACAAATGGCACGTTCGAAAGGTTCGCAAGCCATAAATAATTGCCATGAATAATCAGGGATAGGCCGCGCCCTAAAATATTGAAGAAGCTTTTCTTGATTGAAGGCTCCGAAGTCGGGAATTCGCTTTTAATCTCCGATAAGTAAGAATCAAGGATTTCTTGCGGTGTTCGTATGTTGAATATGTCGGCCATTAGTTAGCGAATAAAGGTTGTTGCCACACGTAAGCGTATTGCAGATTTTCGCCCGTAAGTCGAACAATTTCAACTTCGAAGCGTAATCGCTGCTTGGTTTCCCCGTCATACGTCGCCGTTACATTTACGGAAGACGCAATAAAGTCGTCAATTAGCCATTGCAAAGCCTCTTCGCAATCCTGTTCGATTTGCGGTAAGAATCGGTCAATCGTCTTGCCGCGTAGATATTGCCATATCTTATTGCCAAGATTCGTTTCGCCCAAATCGTTCAAGGCGTCGCCAGCGTATCCAGCCATATTCGGAAAAAGGTCGTCTGAATCGGTTCGACGTTCGCAAAATAGGCATATCCCGACGGCATTTCGAAGATTGACGGCAGCCTTCAAATCTTTGCCATTGTCGGAAAGCTCAATATCGAAAAACTTCTTTTCGGTATTGTATTCAATAAAAACGTCGTTTTGGTCGTTTGTCATTTTAAGAAGGTGGTCCCGTGTTGCTTCCGCCCGATTGGACGCCGCTATGCGTATGCGTCTTAACAGAAATTCCGTCGGCTATCAAGTCTTTGCTGAATGTCGCATTCGAACCGGTGAAGGTGTAAGTCTGGCCGCCGACTGTCAAAGTTAGGGTTCCAGCGACAAAATCAATCTTGTTGTCGTCATCAATACGAAGTTCGTATTGGTCGCCCTGTAAGTAATGCTTCCCGCCGTAAATGCGGTGTCGAGCGTTGCCGGATGCGTCAAATTGTCTCGATTCTCCGTCTTCAAATTCAATGTCGGTTTCGATATTCTTATTGTCGGTCAAAATGGCCGTCAAATTGTCAGTATCGCCGCCGTATGCAATCAGAAGGCAACGAGAATCCAAAGGCGGATTACTGCGAAAGCCGAATTGCTGCCGGTATTCGACGTCGCTTGAAATATCGTCTTTCAATCCTTCGACCTGAACGAAAAATTGGCCGTCAATCTGCTTAACCCCCTTAATTATGGCGCGGGTGAGCAAATTACTAACCTTGGCTTTTATCCATCTGACAAACGAACTATCCATTTAAATTTGAATCCTTCTTGTCTTTCTTGATTTGTGGCGTCGGAAATGCTGTAAACGAATCAGGGTGAACGAATTTCAATGTTGTCGTCTTCCCTTTTTCGCCAAATTCAAGCGTATATGCGCTAATAAGCATATTTCCTTCGAATTGGATACTTGGAAGTTTGAGCAACGCAAGAACATTAAGGACGGGTTGCCAGCCGTTTATTTTGACGCTGTAAGACTCGGCATCGGCCCTTCGTGTCTGCATTTCCCATTCGGCGCGGTCTTGTGCGCTGACTCGCCTTTGTGATGAATCCGGAATGATAAGCAAGCGACGCAATCGCTTTTGCCGCGTGTCCTTGGCTTCACCCTCTACTTGCGCGGCTTCGGCTTCAGTCTCGCCAGCTTGAACCGGATGCGAACCCTTCACCTTGTATTCACTGAAAAGCTTTGTCCCGTTGCTGTCGTGACTGTATTCAAGAATATTTCCTTCGTTCCCACCTTCCACGAATGCGCCGTTTGAAACGACCTCAGAGGCCCTTGCAATGAGAATCCGACCATCGGCCAAGCTGTAGCACAAAAGGCGCTTTTGCTGTGCGTATTTGGCTATTACTTCATAAATCTTCGTTCCTTGGTCGTATTTGACGTTTGGTATTGGGTCGCCGGTATCAAGTCCAGCTTGGACAACAACCTTTATGCCATAATCTGAAACAAGGTCTTGAACGAACTGTTCGAATTTAAGCCCCTTCCATTCGCCGCGCTCGAAAATATCAGAGTCGACAAGGTCGCCCGCAAGATCGCGCCCCACAATCTTAAAAGAAACGGTTCTTCCCACCTTTACGGCTACTTTATCAACCCAACCGTCCAGAAGCAAAATCGGCTTCGCATTCGGTTGTGGCCTGACTGATACTTTAACGCGGTCGTCGCGGCGGATGATCGGCAATTGCTGTCCCCGAACCATATCCGTAATATTCAGGTTGAAACGGCCCGAAATATTCTCGATTGAACGGCTTATGCTTCCACTTTTCCAACCTGAATAATCTTTACCGTTTACGGTGCAAATGAAGATCGGATTACTCATTAGGACGTCAAGACCTTAACAACTGATTGGCCTTGGATAAAGTTAGGGTTTACGATTCCGTTCGAACTGGCGATTTCTTCACCGCGAAACGAATCACCGTAAACTTCATTTGCCACCGCCCAAACGGGAACGGTATCACCAATTGAAAGGTCGACTTCGTCCGGCAACTGGCCGTTCTGTCCGTCCAAGTGGTCAAGCGTAGAGCTTCGAAGGTCAACAAGGGCGTTGCGTTGCGCCGCGTCGCGATTGATAGAAGCGTTTTCGATTTGCTGGCCGAATGCTTCCAATATGGAAATCTTGCGATCCTGAACCGCATTTGACGATTCGTAATCTTGTTGAACGGTAATATTCGCCATTTGAGACAAGAGCAAGTTGCGATAGCCATCACGGACCGCTTGATTGTTGTCGTCCTGCAATAGACGTTGAACCGTGTTCAGGTTTACAATCTTACCGATATTATCGACATTTGCGCCGAATATTGAATTAAAGGCGTTGTAAGCGTCGTCCAGATTTTCGCTAGGCCATACGTCGCGCAATTCTGCAAGCATTGTATTCGTATTTTCGAAGAACAATGTCGGGTCGCTCATGCTATCCTTAAGCCCTTCTTGGTAGTCTGAAAAGATGCGAACGAATTCGTCCAATTCTTCCCCGTTTTGCTGAACGCTTGAAATTACAATTGCGATTTCATTATTGAAGGTTTCCGGAATTTGAACCGTTTCTTCAATATTTACGTCGGGATCGTTCAAGCCTTCGCCTGAATCGGGCGACACTGGCGCGAAATTGGTCTTCGTTCCGGCTTCCTCAATAACTGCCGTTTGGGTTTCTGTCGATTTCTCTTGCGCGGTTTCCTGCGTGTTAATCGTGACTTCTGGAAATAGCTCTTCGCCAGCCTCGACAAAGGTTAATTCAAGGCTTTCCATCCCGCCAACGCTATTCGAGAAGGAAACCGAACAACTTTGCGGCCTTACGCGGCGCTTTCCAAGGGTAGGCAATACCAATGTCCCAACGGACGGGTCGTTTTCGATTGCTTCAATTAGTTCGTCCCGTGTCTGGAAATAATCT